GTATTTTTCTTGAGCCGCTTCTAAAAAGGGTGCTCGTCTAGTGGTTGTTGTGTAATCTTGAACGGCCATTATGCTTGTCCTACTTTTTCTGCTTGTTTCATAAAGTTATATAGCTTTTCTGCGCCTTTATCAACACTTCCGTTGCCTACACCTCTAACAGCATCAGCTGTTAATACAAACTCATTTTTAGATAACATTGCAGGCACATCGTCAGCTTTTTCTTTAATACCTACTGGTACAAAACCACCATTTTCTCTGTAATCTAGCTCCATTACACCACCTTGATTTTTTCTAACAGGTATTTCTCCACCCATAGCCATCTTAGGTTTTCTGTATTTATTCATTTCATCTCTTATAAGATCATCAGCTTCTTTTAAATCTAAGCCAAAGTTCTCCATTAAATCTTGTCTTTTCGGCATAACATATTCTTCAAAGATAAATTTTCTAGAAGTCATGTCTTTATCATCTCCTGAAGTACCTACAATAACTTTAGCTATTTCAGCTGCAGCCATATTAGGTGCGTTTTCTGGTATAGGGTTTGATGTTGTTGTATCTACAAACATTGCTGGATTTCTTTTTTCAGCTTCTTCTAATGTTATATTTGGTGTAGGTAATTCTTTTTCTTTACTCATACCACCAAAACCATTCATAACTAAGTTAAATAAATTCTCATCACTTAATTCTGGAAATTTTGTTTTTAATTCTGCCATAGCATTTTTAATAGCTATTTCTTTATTAGCACCATTTTCAAAACCAATACGGCCACCTTCTTTTTTACCCATACCCATAATAGCAATTTCTTTTAACACTTTGGCATCAGCAGGATAAGATCCAGGATCATTTAAAATGTAATATAAATTAGGCATTGACTTACTTTTACCCGATGTGCCACTGCTACCAAGTTTTTTAAATAAATAAGCTCTTTCTGCTTTGCTAAATGTAATGCCTGCCATCTTCATATTTTCATCTTCTTTATCTTCTGGCATAGACATAATACCTTCGCTGTCCTCAGCTTTATCTCCAAATTTAAAACCTATTCTTCCGCCTTGAGCATAATTTCCACCTATTCCAAATTTACCGGCAAACTTTTCATCATATAAAGGCACTCCTCCTAACTCTCCTCTATCTCTATATTTAATTTTTTCCATAATAATTTCTTTTTGTTCTTCTGGATTTAATTTATTATACCACTCTGCTCCAGTTCTTAAATCAGTTCCTTTACCTGCTATAAATTCACTTAATTCAAATTTAGCTCTCTGTAATGCTGATCTAGCATTACCCTCTTCATCGAAAAAAACACCGGCTATTTTTTCTAATATGCCTTTATCTGTACCATCAGCAAAACCTATTCTTCCGCCTTGGGCTTTTCCAACTCCTTCATTTTTAACAGAGTCAATATCTTCCTGTGTTGCATTTGCAATGGTCATAATAGTTTCTTCATCTACTCCTCTAGTTAACATATCTTTTATCATAGTAAATTTTGTATTGGTTCCTTCGTCAAATCCTATTCTTCCGCCTTGGGCTTTACCACCAAAGAAGTTTTGTAAATAACCATCGTATTCTTCTTTTTTCTCTGCTTTTAAAGCTTCGTCATATTCGTCTATAGTAATATCTTCACCAGCTTCGTTTGCTAATCTTTTAGCATCAAGATAAGTTAGACCAAAAGATCCTGCAGCAAGAAGTGCTGTTTTATCTAATGAACCATCTTTATTTGTAAATACTGCTTTACCAAATTTTTTAGCACCTTCTACTAAAGCTTCACCATAGTCCCCTTGTTTGACTAAATCAAAAATATTTGGATCACTTTTAATAATTTCTTTTGGGTTTATAATATTAACTTTTTCTAATGCTTGATTTTCTACCATGTTTGTAAACTTACTAGGTTCAAAAACGTTACCTGTATAAGCTACTTCACTTCCTTCTATTGCAGTTGGAATTCCACCTTGAATATTGGAGGCTCCACCTGAACCACCTAAACCTAATTCATTATATTTTGACATATCATCTACACCTTTAACACTCTCTACATTTTTTCCAGAACCACCAAACATTTTACCTAAACCAGTTTTTGTTCCTACAGGAGAACTAAATCCTCCTTTAAACCCTTCAAGTCCACCTCTAAATGCTCCACCTGCTTCAAATGGATTACCTTGAAATCCTGCACCACCTACATATCTTGAAAGTTGTCCACCACCGTAAGTTAGTGCTGCACTTTTTAATGAATCACCAATGCTACCTGTCTGATCAAAACTGCCGATACCTGCCATAGCCGCTGCCGCTGCAGGGTTAAAAGGTGCAACGAACGGTGCTGCTTTGACTGCAATATCTGCTACTTCATTAGGTATAATTTTTCTAACTCTTCTTCCAATTTTTTTTAAAAGTCCAAAACCTGTTCTGCTACCCATAGGTATACCAGTATAATTACCACCACCAATAGTGCCTGGAGTGACATCCATAATCCCACCTTGTCTCCTTAATTGTCTTCTGATTTGTGATCTAGTTATTGGCATAGTTTATNTATTCTATTTGGTTTTTCCAAAAATATCAAGGCTTGGCATTAGGACTTTTATATCTCTTCGAATGTCTTCTTCAGGTACTCCTTTAGATTTCCATTCATTGTCATCCTTATATTCCTCACCTGTCTTAAGGTTAGTTATTTTTTCTATTATTTTTTCTGGTTTTAACACTTGCATTTTTCCTCCTATGTTCTGTCAAATTCTAGTATTGATACAGTGCCTTCAAATATATCAGCAGAAGCTGCTTGTAACTGTAATTTGTCACTTTCTTCTAATATGATCGTACCATCAGATATAGATTTGGAGTTACCTGCATTAACAGTATGCTCTGCAAATTGATAAGCTCTACCTGCAGAGGTATCATATATAAAAGCTTTTATTTCCGTGTTCCCTGCTCCAACATTCGCTACATGTATATTTTGTATAATGGCTCTAGACTCAGATGGCACAGTATAAATATCTGTGACAGTTGTTGCAGTTAAATCAAAGTTTGCGTTTTGGTATCTATTTGCCATTATGCTGTATTTCCACTACTCATAAACCAAGTAAATCTTTGTTGTTCATCTCTTAAATCTTGTTGAAATGTAGAATTTAATTTTTCAATTAATCCGTCTAAATCTCTTACTAAAGAATCAGCATCTTGTTGTCTGTATTCTTTATTAGGTCTGGTAAATACTACGGTTATCTTTGCCATTATATTAAATCACTATATAAAACCGGGTTGCTTGCAGTGCCATAATTAAAATCATAGTTTTTTGCAATTTGATTATTTTTTTCATCTTCATCTTCTGCAATAGGGACTACTTCTTTTACTGCCATTATACCTAAATTATTTTTTGCGCCATCATCACCATCCCTATCTCTATTATTGCTTGGTGTAATATCTCTTCCTGGAGCCATTGGTCCAGATCGTTTACCTTCAGGTCCATACATTTCAACTGTATCTTTTGATTTAGGGGGGCCAAGTTTTCCTAAAGTATTAATAGCTCTTCCAACTAAAGTTTTATCAAAAACATTTTTTGCAAAACCTAAAGCTCTTTCTAAATTAGTAGTAGTTCTTGGATCTCCATCTTTTCCACCAAAACCAACACTTTTATTTCCAGCAGCTAAACTTTGATCATTAGCTTTTTCACTACCTAAATCTCCTGTATCTGTTTGTCCACCAGTACCGCCAACATTGCCGGGTCCTCCTAAATCTCCAATTCCATCATTGTTTAAACTCATTATTCCTCCAGGGCCTTTGTTCGGTCCATCTTTTAATGATTTGTGTAAATCTTTTTTAATTAATAATTTTTTTTCTGCTTTTGTAATATATGCTAATTCTGTTTCTGGATGACTAGGTCCAGATTTCCATTTAANAGGAATATCACTTACTGTTTTTTGTTTACCAAGATAGTTTCTAACACCACCTTGCACATAATATTTAACTTTTTTTTGTTTNTCTTTATATAAACCTTTATCTATCATTATCTTCTACCATCCGGTTGTGTATCTAATCTAAACGTGCCAAGTTTCCAACTTTGATTAACAGCTGTATTAGCTACCTTTAAAGATATGGCTCTTGCTCTTGCACGAGTATCTACCTTATCAGTAGATGAAGTAATTGTAAATGGTCCTAGTGGAGAACTTGCTTGAGAACTATTAGGGTAATTTTTTAATTGCAGTGTTATTTGAGTATTACCTGTTTGAGATAAAAAATCTGGTACAAATCTTCTTATTTTCATTAAATATTCTCCGTCTCCTCTAAAATCAGAAACACCTGTCATTTGTCCTTGTCTAGATCTTGTTTGAGTAATATCAAAATCTCCAGATTCGATATTAGATGTAATTACATTTATGCCATTAGCTAATGCTTCATCAGTTCCTTTTTCGTGTTCAAAGTATATTGTGCTTCCTTCAGTATTACCTACTACATCAAATGATGCATCATCGTCTGCAGTAAAACTAGTTGCATGAGGTAGACCAAATACAGAAGAATCTTGCCATGCACCTCTTGCTAAAGTTCCTGTTGTCCACACAGGTCTTTGAGGAGTAGAATCTAAATAGTTATATGTTACACATCTATTAATAACAGTTGAACTTTCAGTACAATAAAACCAAGTGATCTCACCAAACAAATTATTTAGTCCAACATTAATTAATTGATTGGCTGTTGTATTTAAATCATTATAAACAAAATCTTCTACTAAACATTTCATAGTTTCTAGATTACCAGAATATTTAAAGAAACCATTTTCTGAAAACCAATATGCAGCTCCATCAACTTCTAATGCAGCATTCTGTCCAATCAATCCGCAGTTTGTTCCTACTTGTTGAAAACCAAAAGTAAATGGTTGACCAATAAACCTCATAGTAAATAAAGATGTATCTGTCCAAACATAGATTGCATCCCTACCTCTAACAGCACCTACAATTTTAGACCCGTCAGCTAGTCTTTGTGTGCCTGCAGTATTAACTGCTGTTGGTTGATAAGTATTAATATCTTCTTGGTTAGAAAATCTAATAAACATTTCATCTTGTGTAGAAGGTGTTCCAATCGTTGTTTCTGTTCCAAAGAATACTAAGTGACGATCTGGAGTTGACACTAACATATCTCTAGATGCTGTTGGTGCACCTGATATAATAGTTGCTCTATTAGTTACAGCATTCGTTGCATTTGAGTCCCATTCAAATACTTGTGCATTATGAATTAGTGCAATTACTTTATCTCCAAAATTATCAATAGACCACAAACCTGGATCTACAACTAAATCTCCTGATGCAGCTTCACCCCATGCAATGTAATCAGAACTATTAAGTACAGTTGCGCCGTTAGAATGAGTTGCAGCTGTTGTATTTCTAACTCCTCTTGTAACACCTGTTAAAGTGTTGCTACTTATACCTGTGTATGAAATTTCTTCTGATCCTATTTGAATAAAGTTTGTCCCTGAAGTTGGAAACAAAGATGCATCTGTTAATACAATAGTAGTTGTAACAGCATTGATACCACCATTTAAAGTAGTAGTTGCTTCACCTGTTACTGTTCCACCCCAAGAAGCTAGTCCCCAACCAAAACCAGGTAATTGTTCTGCAGGTCCAACAGGATAATAATGTTGAACTCGAATACCACCTGATGTTGTTGCACCAGATCCTGATTCGTTTGAAGGCATAGTAATAGTTAAAGTAGTAGCTGTTGGCACACTTGTTACCATAAATTTTTTATCATCAAAATCTGATGCTGAATAATTTGAATTAGTAATTGTCGTAAAATTATCTAAAAGAATAATATCGTTTTCTTGAATATTGTGATCTGTGCTAAAAGTTATAGTAACTGTTGCTGATCCATTCGTCGTGCTAAATGCATTAGAAAGAGTTGTTGTAGATTTAATAGGATGTATGTCATAAAATACACCACCAGTATATGCATATAAAACTCTATTTGTACCTATTATAGCGAACTTGTTACCAGATCTATTAACTAAGTGATGCAGAGCCCTTGCAGCTCCTGTAAGTTTTGATTCACCTAATTGTGACCAACCACCTATCTTCTCTGGTGTGCCATATCTAAAACGTACATTATCTCCTCCGACCCATTGTCCTTCGGCAGTGGTTTCTGTAATCTGTTTATTGAATCCAGGTTGAAATCCTATCTTTTGTAACATATGGCTCCATTATAATACTATTTTACAAATGATGGTAGACCTAACATAGGTCTTCCGTCAAATCTGTTTTTATCAGCAAATGGGCCGTTTACATGATTATAATGTAGAAATACTTGGCCACAAATGTTCCCGTCAAAAGGCTCTCGCCAATGTTCGAGTTCACAGCCACTATATACTAACATATCACCTACTTCAAGCAAGACTTTTGTGCCTTTGGGTGCGTTGGGCTTATGTATGTTCTTATACTCGTCTATGACGCTGTCAGCCCCCGTACCGTCGATAAATATAGGCCAGGGATCTCCACCAAGGTTTAATGTGGTAGATATTTCACAACTGGGTCTATCTTTATGTCTTCGTAGTTCATCACCTTTTTTATATGCTCTAGCATAAGAATATGTTGGAATAAGATTTAGTCCTGTATGTTGTTTCATTACAGGCAACATTTTAACTAATAATGTATCCATTACAAAATCACCATAACAAGAATAGGTATTAGGTATTTGTTGATCGGTCCATGTTCCAAGTATCGAGGACTGTGAATGTATGTTATTTTCATACATAAATCTTGTTGCATCTCTTTTAAGTAAGAAATAATT